TGTTATATCAGCGGCTCTTATAATTACTCCAGCGTACGCTAATATTTTTATTATAAGCTCATGCTCTTCTGAGGCGTGAAGCTCAAAATTTTGATAGCCCACAGCGCCTGTGTTTGGTACCACTTGTCCACCTGCTGTACCTCCAATCCAGTTAGGTGTTGCAGGTTTTCTTACATAGCTAATATTAATACTAGATATTCCTGTTGTAGGGTGAATTACTATACCTCCTTCGTGTCTTAAATGCACTGGATTATTTATAGTAGGCTTTGTTAGAGGAGCTCTATTCACGTATAAAAGATCTTTATTAGATATTTCTTCTACGTGTATAGCATTAGCAGCTACAGAGCCTAGTCTATAAAAATTGCTGGGGTAAGCATAATAACTAGAAGTTGTATTACCTTCCGCATTGGTAAAAGTACCCGCACTTATTGTTTCCTCGTTCTCAAATAAAGCTATTTTCTCTTCTACGTTTTTCTTTATATCTGAATAATCAGAATCATTAGAAACAACATAGTTTCTAAAAGAAAAGTAACCCTCAAAAATTTCATTCTGAGCTTGTGTAGCTAGAGTATTGAACTCTCTTGGTACTATGTAACCTCTATTTTCCTTATTCAGTATGTTTAGTACTGTTTTATAAACGTTGTCTATGCTTACCATTAGTTTTATTTATTTATTAGTTGGTTATGATTAACCGAATAATCATAACCTATTGTTTTATGAAAGTTTCTTTTCAATAGCTTTCATAACGTCTACGCCTTCATCTGTTTTTAAGAATCGTGCAAACGCTGCATATGGGTGTTCATCAAATGGCACTGTCATAATTTTCTTACTATTAGTTGCCCATTTAAATACTGTGTTGTCGTCTGTTAGTTTAACGATACTGGCTTCTACGCATCGATTGGCTAAATTACGAAGTTTAATATCTTCATCATTAGCAACATCTATAAATAGTTTTGGTTCGCTTCTAGCAAACAAATAACAATCACGCTTAATTTCTTTTGAGGACATGTTAATAACATCAGAACCTATCTCTGTTCTCAGTATAGCTTCTAAATGCTCAATGTCTAACTCTTGAACTAGCTTTAAAGCTTCCAGTTCCAGTTCAATCATATCAATGTCATCCACCGCTTCTTTAGCATAATCAACTTCTTCAAACTTAATATCTTTACCTGGATGATAAATAGATAAAAGTTGTTGTAACAAAGGCTGATTTCTAGGTACAAAAAGAGAACCATCCGAAAATATAATATGCTCCATTTTAGCAAACCCATCTTGCTCTTCTACAAATAGTGATCTTTGGTTAGTAGCATATCGAATTTCTTTATTAACCCCTGCTTTTTCATCAAACCAAAGAATGTTTGAACTTTTAATTTTATAAGTTAACGGAGACATTCCGTTCTTTAAGACATATGTTCTGTCTTTAATTTCCCAATTTTTCATAATATAATTTAATAAAATAAAATAACCTCCGCCGAAACGGAGGCTATTAATTATAAGCTATTAAGCTTTTTTCAATAAGAAGAAGTTATTAGCTCCTTGTGTAATCAAACATCTTTCAGATAAGAAATTAACTTTCATTTCGTCAACGTCAGAAGTGTAAGCTCCTCCAACAGATCCAGTAATCCAAGTTTTCATTTTTCTATCATCTGTTTCAGATGAACGGTAACGTACGTGCAAGAATGGACGCTTGATGTTTTTACCAAGGTCTTGATCGTACACAGTAGAAGTACCAGCAGGAATGATTGCTCCTTCAACATCTCCAAAACCACCTCTTGTAGCAAAGTCGTTTAAGTATTTCCAGTCAGTCTTATAAAAGTCATAAGATCCACGACGGAAACCAGAGAAGCCTAAGTTTAGTGCCATATCCTCAGAGTTGTTGAATACTCCGTAAGAAGTTCCACCAGCACCATAAGAATTTTTAGCAGCTAATCCATCATCAATAGATAGAGATAATGCACGATTAGCGTAAATCATGTTCTCTTCAATTGAACCATTTTTATCTAATTGCTTTAAGATAACGTCAAAGTCAGAAAGATCAGCATCAGAAGATAAATCTTCAAATACATTTCCACGAGCTTCTAAAGCCGCAAAGAATCCTTCAGAACCAGTGTAGCCAGCGCCTAAAGTAGATCCAGCTCCCTTCTTAACAGATTCAACCATAGACATTTCTAGGTAGTCTTCAAATCGTAAGCGAGTTTCGTGCTCAGACTTCAAGTACCATAGGTATCCAGAAGCTCCGTTCTCAGAAGTTACTTCAATCCATCCAATCTGAGCAGTGTCAGATCCGTTGATTTGGTAGTTATCTTTTAAGATAATTGGTTTGTTGGTGTAAGAGCTGTAGTCAGCATCAATAGATCCGGTCATTCCAGCAGAACCTTTAGCAAACTCAGAACCGTAAACTACAGCAGTAGCTCCGTTAGTTAGAGTTAATCCAGTCCAGTCAGCAGCAGTATAACATACAGCTGTGAAAGTTCCTTCAGATGTAGCTGTATTAGCGCCTGCTACAGTAACAACACCTTTGAGTACTATTCCAACAGGAGCGTTAGCAGCAGTAACACCTTGTACCATAATTGTTTGCCCCACACGAATAGCAGGAGCAGAAGCTGTGTCTACACCAGTTGGTAAAGTAACGGTGAATACATTGGTGGTAGTGTTAATAGCAATATCTTCGTAACGTGTGTGTAAACGCCCTTGCTCTACCCAACGAATTTCGTCAGATGTAGAAGGCATTTCAGCTGATACCATACGTAAGAAAGAAGAGATAGAACGGTTTCCGTAAATCTCAGCTTCTTTTTCGTATACATCAGGTAAAAATTGCTTTGTAAAATCAAAGTCTGTAATGTAATTGTTTTGAAATAAAGACCCTTTAGTTTGTGAGGGTTGTAAGTTTTCAATGCCAGTTGTTAAAGCCATTGTAATAAATTTTTAAGTTATTGTTTTAGTTTCATTCTCAATTTAGAACTCGAATCTCCTGTTACAACTTTAAACTTTTGTCCGGTGCTGGTTTTAATAACGCCTTCTTTTCTAGGATCCATATTAATATTTTTAGCTTCTCTTGCAGAGTTGCGAAGAGCATCGGCACGGCCTTGCTCATAAAAATGTTCTGCTAATTTATCAGCGTTTCTTGCTGTAAATAAAGCTTTGTGGTATTCCTTAGCGTCACTAAGCTGTCCATCTTCACCTATAAACTTTGAAACAAAATTGTTAATGTCTGATTGTTGCGTTTTTGTATCCGCAACGTTGTTAACTTTATATCGGTATTTATTGTCTCCAACTTGGAAATCAAAACCTTTAAAGTTTTCACCAAATACATTATCTGTTTTTTGTAAAAAAGCCTCAGTTTGTTGTTTATTCAATTCAACCCCTTGTTGATATTCATTATAATACGCAAAAGCCTCTTGGTACTCCTGAGGAATATTTTGTTGCTTTCTCAACTTGAGATCAGCATAATATTTCTCTTTGTTTCCTTCTAAGAACTTTCTTGCATTAAATAATTCTTCTTTAAATGCTCTTTTCTTTGAGCGTATTTCTCTTGGATCATCATCATCATCAAATGAAAACTGGTCTTCCATGTATTCATCAATATCTTGACGGTCCCAAGGTTTTGCTTGTTTATAATACTCTCGCAGTATTTGGCCATCATCGTAGGCTGCAATATCGCGGTTTAAATTAACGTAGTCCTCTAAGGTACCTCCAGTTTCTTCCATAAACGTTAAAAGCTTATCAACGTTTTCTGGCAATTCAACTTGCGGCTGTTTGGGTTGTTCATTAACCTTAGCTGCGTTTTCATCAACTTTAGGCTTTTCTGATTTTACCTCTATAACCTCTTCTTCAGTAATGAGCTCTAGCGGCGAATTTTTTTCTTCGGGTTCAGCTTGCTCTTGTACTTCTTCGACCACCTCTTTGCTATCTTCGGTTTCATCTTCTACAGAAACCTTCTCTGTTTTTGACTCTTGAACGGCGTCTTTTGGGTTATTTAATTCGTCTAAATTAATCTTAGGCACATCATCTGTTTCTTTGCCTGCTGCTTCTGGGGCAATATCACCTTTTTCTACAGCTTTATCAAGTACAGCTTGTTCTTGTTCTTGCGCTGATTTAGTTTCTTCACCCTCAACAGCACCTTTAATTTTCCATTCACTCATAATTTAATAATATATAATAGTTAATAATTTTATCGTGGTTCAAAACCACTAAGGTCGATACCGCCTAGCACGTCATTCCCACTAGACTCAAACCCTTTTCTAGGCTTTGGATTAGATGGCGGCTTTTGTAAATCAATTTCTTTTTTAGCATCTAACTCCATTTTTTTTAGCTTTAAATTTAGTTCAAATTCATAAAGCATTAAATTCTTTTTAACATCGGCTTCGCTAATTAATTTTTTTGTTTCATATTCAGTTTGAGCTTGAACAACTTTTATTTTTGATTCAGCTTTTATACTTTCAGCTTGTGCTTTTGCCATTTCAGCTGCTTGAGCTGCGCGGGCATTAGCTTCTGATTGTGCTGCAATGTTTCTTTCTGCTCTTTGTTGATCTAATTGTACTTTTTTAGATTTTCTATATTTTAAAAGCTGATTAGCTAGTTTTATATTTTTTATTTGTCTAATATCAATAACATCCTCAAGTTCAATTTGGTCTCTAGATAAAGCTGTTTGTATGTTGTTTTCTACAAGTTGTTTTTCGTCTTGGTCTGGATCTATTTCTATAAATATACCGTATTCGTGCATATACAATTCCGAAAGCTCTTTTAGTGCACCTACGCTAAACCTACCAATCGAGCTAACTAAACTATTTTTAGCAGGATGGAATTCTAAAATATCTTTAATTCTTATTGAAATTGCTTCCGCTAATTGCGCGGTTATATACAAAGAACTATGTAATATATGTCTTGTAGCTGTATTAGAATTCGCAGCTGCTAATTTTTGAACGCCTACTAAAGCATAAGGATCGGGGTCGCTTCCATCACGTGCTTCGTTAAGACCGGTAACATCACGCATCATTTGCAAATAGTAATTATATGCTTGTATCAATAATTGCGTTTGCTGCCCACCACCACCAGGTAGTTCCTGTATTGGAACTTTCCCAGGATTCATTTCACCGTCTACAGTCATAGACCTACCTATTACAGAACCTGTTTGGAAGTACATGTTAAGTGCTTCTTGCGGATTGTAATTACTCCCGTTACCTAAATCAATTTCTGCAAGCCCATCAGCGTCTAGATAAACTCCTGACGGCGTCATTCTTTGAATTGTTTGCTGTAACTTCAAGTGCGTAAGCTGTATAAGGTCAGCATAAGTTACCATTCTGCCAACTAAGCTTTCTATCTTGCCTTTATACATTCTTGGAGCACTAACAATATAATTCATCATAACTTTATTAAAGTTAGAATCAGGACGAACCATATTAGAAGCTTTTTCCCACTTTAACAGCTTGTCAGCCCCTAAAACCATAACACCCTCGTATACCACTTCTCTAGACTGAGCTACTTTTTCAAATCTAGCTCTTTGATCTTTAGGAGGATTAAAAGTGTCATCTTTTTTAATAGCCTTGTTAGCTCCTGTAGAGGTTTCTTTTATTTTATAAACGCTTTTTTCCCAAGTTTTCCAATTAAAATATAATACAGTTAATGTGTTAGAGTCTGAACTATCGGCACTATCATTAGTAGTGTAATCATAATTATTATAATTACTTGATTTTTTTATAGTGTCATTAAACTCTTCGTCAGATAAGTCTGGAAATTGTTTTTTAAGTTCATTACTTTTAATTTGCTTTATTTCTCCAAAATAATAAACATCTTCAAAATTAGGATCTTCTGTGTATGAATAAACCAAATTAGCAGGATCAACGTAACTAAGCTTTACCCCGTCTGTATTATTAAAAGAGTGTTTAGCGGCGGCAATTCCCAATACAGCTTGGTCATAATCTAATCTCTTTTTTAAATCGGGATAACTGTTATTTTTAAAAACGTTATCTACAGCCTGCTCAATAGCTATTTCGCAAGACTGCTTATAGTTTAATTGCATATGAAGTTCTAACTCTTCATTATTTGCAGGTAAATCTTCAGGCTTAACGTTTCTAACATTTACACCTAAAGAATCTTCTATTTGCGTAGCAAGCTCTTTAGTGTTCATGTCCTCCAAGAGCATTTCTGCAAAATTAGTCCTCTCTTTTATTGACGTGTGATCTTGAGCTATAGCCTTAATCGTAAACAAACGATCTTGCATTCCATTAACAACTATATCTACAAATTTAGGTATAATTGGAACCGGCTTCCAATCTAAATTAAGATATGATAAATCCCCGTTAATTGAAAATTCATCTTTATATTTTTGAGTTGATTGCTCACCTCTAGCATACAATCTTAATTTGTGAAAATCACGTTGATTCTGAGTGAACCTACCCGATCCAGAGTTTTTTCTAAACCATTCGTTTTGGATACCTTGTGCCACTTCCATTCCGTATGATTTGCTATTTTTCGTAGCGTCATCAACCGATTGGCTGGGAAATTGGGTAACTTGTCCTGTAGCTTCTGCCATTTTCTATTGTATTATTTTACTATTTGATCCTGCGTTGTTGTATTTCGAAAACCCAAAATCTATTTTTTTAATTTCGCGTGTACTTTTAGATGCGTATAAGTGTCTTTGACAAGCCATAATAGCTAGTCCAGAACTTATAGAGGCATCAAACTTAGTTCTTTTATTAATATCAAACTTTGACCAGTCTTCAAGCGTTCTTTGAAAGTACATTCTACCACAAGCGCCATCCTCTTTGATGCCTACGTGGTTTTCAATATAACTTTCAATTGCAGCTGCATGAGCTTGCCTTATATCTTCTGAAGAGTTAGGTATACCACCTAATTCTTTTTCTGTTACAGAAAGCTTATTTCTAGACTTATCTGGCCTATTCATTGAATAACCTCTATAGCCTCTTCTTTTAATATGATATAATAATCTAGGTTTATTGTTTTCCGCTAGTATTGGCATTCCGTAAAATATCATCGCCATAAGAACGTCTTCAAAAAATATCTCAGCAGTTTGCGGCCTAGCTACGTATTCTAAGAAGAATTGACTAGATGGCACTTCAGATAACATATTGAATGTAGTTAATCCATGCAATGCTCCGTTTGAACCACTACCGTCGGTTGTTCCAGATATATCATAACTATCACAACCAAAAGCTCCTAAATCTTGATTACCCGGATATTTAATTCCATTTTTAACAATTATATTGTTTTGCATACTAACTGGAGGTATCCAAGATAATTTAAATCTTCCAGTTTTATTTGGGTGAAACTCTACTTCAGAATCTTTCACTCCATTCTTCCAACTAAATGATCCTCGAGTTACATAACCTTGCATAACCATTTCTTCGTTGAAATCTATTTGTTCGTATATTTTATTTAGATTAAATAAAGACTTTTCTATTTCATCTCTAAAGGCGTGTTTCTCATATCTTGGAAACTGTCTGTAGAATTCATTAAGTCCATCATTGTTTCCTTTAAGCCCATCTGCTTCATTCTCCCAATGCTCGATAACTCCATAATTGATAGGCTCCCCATCGACTCCTTCGACTGGAGCTTCTGGAGTATCAAATACAGGGTATCCATATTTATCAATGAATCCCTCGTAATTCCATTCCATAGGTATGAACAAAGCGTATAATCCACTAGCAGTCTGCCCATTGCGATTTCGCTTCGTAACGTTTGAGTCATAATATAATTTTTTAAAATTCTCACCACCCTTATCTAAAGCATTTGATGTAGAACCCATCATGCACTTACCAACTATTTTAGCTCCAAGTCTGAGACACGTTTTCGTAACTCTCCAGTTATTAAGTATGTTATCAGGTTTCTCCCATTTACCAGATTCGTCGTGAACAAGTAATCTTAGTTTTTCTCCATCATACGAGTTGTCCCCTGTGTTCTTCCAGTCGATTGTTGTGTCAAGTCCTTTTTGTGTTTCCGTAGAGGCCTCATTAATGGTGCTTCTGGTAAGTCTTCTTGATGGGGTCTTGTATGATAATTCTGTTTTGGGACGTTCCATTCCGTCCTGTATTGGTTTAAAGAAGAACGGATAATTTGCCGATATTGGTACAACTTTATCTGTGAACATCTTCTTTGCATCTGATCCAGATTTAGATAAAATTCCGAATCTTGAATCTCTGGAGACCGTAGCTTGATTAACAACCTCTGAGCTTCCCATAAAGGAGAAACCAGACCGTCTGTTCTTGAGGTAGCACATTCCATAACTTCTCGAATCAGCTTTGCACGCCTCCCAGAAATAGTAGAATATTTTATTCGCTTGTCTAAAGTCTGGTGATCCCACGTCGATTTTTGTCCAGTTGAGGTATATATAGTGTGACCCTGTAATATAACATGGGGTTTCGTTGCACATGAACCAATAACCATCAGACCTCCGACTAAACTCGTTATCAATATAGTCGTAGTACTGTTCTTTAAAATCGTCTGGAAGTATTTTAAAATCATATATTGTTTTAATTTTATTTAGCGAAGATGGTTTTAGTGTCTTAATAAACACCTGATCTTCTTTATTTAATTCTTGACCAGCAATTTTGTCTGGCGCTTGAGGTAATGCAATTCGTAATCCTTGAACTTCATATATTTTACCTATAACACCGGTTTTACTTATAACAACACAATCAATATCTTCGTTATAACCGTATTTAAAAGCTTTGGCTTTATTGGTTTTTTTAACGTGTTTTAAATCTAAATGATCTGTAGTTGTTGTGTATAGCATTTGCTTATACATTAGTGCGGCCCTCCACACCAAAAAATTCTCTTTTTTCTTTTTCTCCTTCTTCTTTTATATTAGACAACTCTTCAACTCTATCTAACATTGTGATAGCGTCTTCCATTGCTAATCTATATGCTGAAGCAGATATTTTAACTTTTTCAGGATCTAATTCATCTGGATCCATTTTCTTATTCATAACTTTTATTAATTCGTTTATTGAATTCTCTGTAGCTTTAAGAATAAGTTCTCTTTTCTTTTTTATGTCCATAGTTGATAGTTATGTCTGTTGATAAAATTCTATATAATTTTTTATCATCTATGTTAAATTCGTATTCTGAATCTGGAGTAAAGCCTACTGTGTCGCCATAGGACAACCCTAAGGAGTCCAAATAGTCATTTGTATATGTAAGCTTTCCTAAAAGTTTTTGTTCACTCTCAGTACTCCATATGTCTTCGTTTTCTAATGGTTCTACAAAACAGTACATATTTGGGCAGTGCCACTTACCGTTTTGCTTGTAAGCAAACAATTGATCTGGTGCGACTATATATTTATCTTCGTCTATATAGCTGCCCGAGTTTCTTTCAACCCCTCTTACGTCAAACCATCTTCTAAACACGTTGTGATGTATAATAACATCATCTCCTGATTTTATAGGAGTAGCTATATTAATTGGAACATTAATTACAGTTCCAACTCTGTTAACGAACATATAATCCCGCTCAGTAACTTCTGTGTTTAGTATAAGCTCTTTGTTATCGATAGACACTTTATTATCGTATCGATTGGTTGTTGATATAATATAATTGTATAGTGATTTCATTTAGTAATCTAAGTTATATTCTATTGATACAGCCATGTTAGCATTAAAATGTTTCCAAGGCAACTGCGCTCCATTTTTTTGAATATATATCTTGTAATTTCCATCTTCTTCTAGTATGTCACATATTTTGTGACCTCCGTAAACTTCTTGTCCTACAGAGTAATGCATCGCTTCGTTTTTATAATCTTGTCCAATGCTTATCTTTCTAATTAATTTCATTAAATTTATTTTTAGTATGTCCAAATAGTTGTATCAGGTGCGCCAGGATAGCCTATCCCTACGTGAACAAAATTACTTTTTCTTGATATACCTATTCTTTTAAAACCACATTTAATAGCTGCAGCAACTAATAGATATGTAGCCTCCCCACCGACACATTTAATGTCTACAGCTGCTCCGTGCGCGTGCTCTCCAGGCTTATCTTTCTTTGCTTCAATTGGATGATCTGGTGATCTATAAGATGAATTTATAACTACAGGAAAGCCGTACTCTTTTCTGAGGGCATCAAGCATGCCTAATAATTTAGGATTCATTTTATTTATGTTCCCTTTAAAGTCTCCGCTATCCGTAAAGTATTTTAATTTCATTTATTACATATTTTTTTGTATATATTTATACTTGTATAAATTATAGTTAATATTAACACTGCAGCTTGCAGCATCGGGTTTAGAGCCACTTCCTGTGTACTAGCAACTAATGCTGTTGAATTCAATCCGTATACTTTTAAATCTGTAAATGTCATTTGTGTTTATTATTACCCATTACTTTCTCAAAACCTCGAGAACCAAAATATCCCATGAATACTATCTGCAGAAGGGATTTAACTGTGTCGAGTCCTTCCAGCTGAAACCACCACCCAATTACAAAAGCAATAGTAAGGAATGCTAATGTTAATGGACGTACGTTAGATGATAACCAAGAACCACTTCTCGCGTCCGCAACCCATCTTCTGGTTATACCGTCAAACTCGTGTATTTCTTGCTCTAATTTTTTAAGAGCAGTTTCTTTATCTTTTGCAGGCATGTCAGATCCACCAATAATAGCTTTTATAACATTACCTACAGGGGTGTCCCCAGCAATAGCACCTACAACGCTAGGAATCTTTTGTAATAAAAATTTTCCAACGTCAGTGTCTTTAAACTTCTTTTTGCTCATCTTCTTTATCCTTTATAGTGTACCATCCCTTGGAGTTCTCTCTATAAGAGTTAGCGTAGGCTAAATATTTATCTAGCTTCTTTTTCCAGTTTTTTTCTATAGTGACATTTATTATGCCAGACTTGTAACTTGAAAAAATTCTATTAATTAATTCGTCTCCCTCAGATTGATGTCTAAACAATGTAGCGTTTATACTGTAGTAAGAGGATTCGTGTACTCGGTTGTGCACGTCTATTGGTTCAATTGTTTTTCCTAAAGCTAGTGCATATGCGGCACTTTCACTCATATGAGTTGTGTACACCTTGTCAGCTGCTTTCATGTACACATACATATCTGAATCTCTAGGTAGAATACATTTCTCTCCAAAAAAATCTTTTAGCTCCCCAATAGTAGCATGCGTGGTTATAGGATGCGGTTTAAAATTAACACCTTCTCCGTATTTGTCTTTTATAGCCTTTAGCTTGTTTAGACATACATTCTTTTTTATTTTATTTGTTCCAGGAAGTATAACTAATATTTTCTTAGTAGGAAACTCTTTAGTTGAGTCTGTTCGCTTCTGATATTTATTAGCTATCTTGCTATCAACATTATCTCTAAGCAATTGAGCGTAATCAAATATTTCGCTTGTATTGTCATAGTACGCGTCATTAATAGAGTCATCTCTAAGCGATAAAGTTAACGGCTGCAAAATGAAATTTGTGGCAAACTCAGTATAACCCATTGTTTTGAAATGAGGGGCTTCATTTGCAATTACATCATATGAGCATTCCCACTTGTACTTATTTTTTATTTTGTCTAAAGCATATTTTTCTACTTCTATTAAGTTGTGTAGATTTTTAGCTTTTACTAATTCTGGTCCTATTCTTTCTAATAAGACATCTGGACGAAACATTTCCATATTTAATTTTATTTAATTTAATTATTATTCCTATTGATAGCTTTATGAACGACGTTGCAAAACAAATTAACCATATTGAAAAATTGCATTGCTAAAGGTGTTAGATGTTGTCTTTTTATAAAAAATCTAAACAGCTCACCCTCCATATATTTCCAGGTTTCTTCATTTGCGTTATGAAGTGCTAAACTTTCTGGGTAGCAACATATGTTACCTATCATATAAGGCCCATCTTTACCCTTCATATCTACGTTCTCAAGTATTTCCTCGTATAAACCTATCAAATGCATAACAGACTCGTTTGTTCCGGTTGTTTCTATGCAGATTTTTATATTATCAATATGTTTTGTTTTCTCTATAACACTGTTTATAGTCTTATAAATTCTTTCTTGTTTAGCGCCTAGTCTTGCTTTTTCATTAAAAGCTTTGGGGCCATCAATAGAAAATATCAAAAGCACATCGCATTTTAATTTTTTATCTATTATTTTGTTTAACATTCTGTCTGGAAAAACAGAACCATTACTAGTTATTAAAAATCGTTTTACTACATTATTGTCTAGTCCATCAATTATATCATTAATCTTAGAATCCAGCACTGGATTACCTCCAGATATAGCTATGTTTTCAGTTTCCCATAAGTAAGGAGTTAAATCAAAGTCATTGTCTATTATACCAACTTTGCCATCTCCCCATACCTTGTCCCAAGTATGAGATATGGTTGCAGAACACATTTCACATGCTAGATCACACCTATTAGATCTAGCTAAGTATAGATGCTGAAAGTTTAAAGGTATTGTTTTACTTTTATTAGGTATGAACTTAGCACCTTGTACTGGCCGAGCATTTAGATAGCAATCTTCGCAGTCTGTAGGCACAATGTCATTCATCCACTGCTCTCTGATATTTTGCATATACTCCTCATTCCAAAACTTTATATCTGGAAATGATTTAGAAGAAGGTGACGAACACATTTTAAAACCATCTGGAGTTATTGCTGGTGATAAAAAAGGAGCTGCACAATATGGGTCAGGTCTGCTTTTATCTATTTTGCATGCCATATATTTAATTTTATTTAATTTT